CATCACCACAAACATCTACTGTCATGTTCACGTTTCCAGTGCTTCTGGATGGCGTTGGTCCGTCGCACGAGCATGTTCCATATACCGTATCTGTACACCCACAGCCAACGGTAGAAACATAGGAGTTTGTATCGCTTGCAACATATGTTATTGGATTTGTATTTCCGCCACCACACGCCTCGCAGCTCTGACATGTGTAGTATCCGCCAACGCATTCGTTATTGCATGTTTGTGAGAACACATATCTTTCAGAATGAACGTATGCAATCCAGTAATTGCTTGCGTCCTCAACCCAGAATGCTGCCCCGACCCCATTGCCGTGTGTTCCACCTGCTCCAGTAACGATCCCAATCGTTGCATCTGGATTTGGAATTTCTACCCATGCAACACCATCAGATTGCGTGTTCTTTGCAGCGTTAGAGTTAATCTCCCAATACGTTGGATTTTGCCACGGAAGATTTCCCGTGTCCGTAGAGCCAAGGGTGCCTTGGGCTGTATTTGACCTATTGAACGTATCGGCGACAGTAGCCATTAATAGGTCGCCTCCACCGTAACGGATAGGTCGGCCCCCGAAGATCCAGCGCTGACAATTTCAACCTGCAAGGTGTCCCCAATTGCCAAAGAAGTTACTGTGCTAAGGCTTGTTGACACCACCGCCTGCCCAACGCTTGCGCTTGTATTTGAGTTTGTTGACCCATTTTTGACGAGTCGGTATGTAACCGCAGATCCGGCATTGGCATATGCTCGAGCAGTAATAAGGGTCATGGCAACAGGGGCAATGAATCGCGGTGCCTTAACCCCGGCTGCGAGCGTTCCTGCAATATGGAATGAGATAGGCATGTGAATTGCATCAACTTTGGTGTAATGCGCAGAGCTCATCGTTCCAGCGGTGGACCCACTTGCCGCGTCAATAGATAAGGTGTTTCCCGTTTTCTGTAGCGGCGCGGTCGCAGTGATTTGGGCGGCACCAGTGAACTGGGTATAGACAACGTTGTCGGTGCCAATCTTTATTGCGCCAGTTGGGTTTGTTGATGTTCCTACCGCAGTCATCACAAAGCCCATGTTGGCATTGGTCGTTCCATTTAAAACAAAGACAAAGTCTCCCTGATTCAGCTCTCCAGCTGGGCTGTTATTTGCATCATCTGCTCGGGTAAGCACCCACGGTGTGCTCCCATCACCAACAGTTGTTACCTTGTATACGCCGTTCTCAGTCGCCGTTGTCTGATTTTTGACCAGAATGCGATCATTAAGCGCTGCGGAGTACGAATCAATGCTAATTGCACCGTTTGATGATGCCGTCAGAATGGCCCCTATTCCAAGTCCGCCAGACGCGTCCGAAGTTCCTGCGGTATATGTCGCAGAAAGGTTTGCGGTCGTTGCGGCCTTCACGGCCTCATGAGCGTGGATTCCGGATGAGATATTGTCGGCATATTGCTTGGTGACAGCTTGCATTGCGCTGCTTGGATCAGCTCCAAGCGTGATTTGGTTAACTGCCGTATTACTGCTGCCGTCCCGAAGAACAATCGTGTTTGCGGTGGAGGATGCCGTTGCGGTGGTCTGGGCATTGAGAACGGTCAGTGTGTTGCTATTTCCATCAATTGTTTTATTAGTCAAGGTCTGCGTGTTGGTTGTCCCAACAATTGCACCCGTTGCCCCGTGCGTTGCAGTCAGTCCAGCATGGGTTGAAATCTGTGATGTAGCGTCTGCGGCAGCTGCTGATATTGCATCAGACTCTGCCGTGTCTGCTTTTGTCTGTGCGCCGCTTGGGGTTTCAGTGGCATAGGCAAGCGAGTTCCATGCCGTTGATCCATCACCTACCTTAAACTGCTTGGTGGTTGTATCAAAAGCAATTTCACCAGACGCCAACGTTGGATTGGCACTAGACCAATTCGCTGACGTATCTCGCCTAGGCTTAATTAGATTTGCCATTTACTTGAATTCTTTCCTTTGCCAGAAGAATCTGCGATACACAGATGCAATATGGGTTCTGAACTTCAATTCTGCGCGCTCATGTCGCTCAAGAGTTTCAGCATCAGCACCAATTTGCATTTTCCATGATTCTCGTTTGAACGGGAATGCTTGTACGACTGGGGTTCCAGCTGGGATAACACCCTCCCACTCCTCTTTTTCAATGACAAATGGGAAATTAACCGCATTGGTGTATACATCGGTATCCACCACGCCTGGAAGTGCAGTGAAATAACCATTAGGATTATTCATTGGTGGCAGGAAAAGGGTGGAATATCCTGGTGGCGTCTCAATTCTCCATGGATTGATCCACTTGTGAACATCCCTGCCGCGAAACAGCTTGGCAAGTGGGTGTTCATTCGCCTGACCAAAAGAATGGCCCTCAACCGCTTTGGTTTCTGAAACGCCTGGTCGCCAAGAGAACTGCCATCCGCCAACATCGTTTGGATCATTGTCGGCTTTTGGCTTGTCAATTTTCACGTATACGTCTTGATGGGTGAGTAAAACGTATCCAAGCGAAAGACTTTCAAGAATAGGAACACATCGCTTAATTGTGGAGTTGTAATCTGCAAGCGATGACACCCGCTTCTCCTCTGGGGCAGCACCATCAAACCCGCCATACGCGGGCATTTTCTTAAACCATTCCGGAAGCTCTTTGCCGATTGGTCTTGGCCAAAATTCCTCAACAACCTTGACATCGGCTACGAACTTTATAATCTTATCTTTAGACACTATGCGCTCCCTCCATCAATGGTTGCGTTGCTAATGTCAATAGCATACCACGAGAGGTTCCCTGCGCCATCCGTCTGAAGAACCCTTCCGTTCATTCCAGTCTGAGACGGCAGAAGCGCATTTGCCGCTGCTGCGGCGGTGGTTTGCCCCGTGCCGCCATAAGCGATGCCTACAGCGGTACCCTGCCAAACTCCGGTGCCAATTGTGCCAACAGAGGTAAGCGATGATCCTGTCACGCCGGAGCCAAGCGTGCTTGCTGACAATACGCTTGTATTGTTAATTTTATAATCTGATCCAGTTGGAAGGTCAAGTGTTGTGTTTGTAATTGTTGCGGCAGTTGCTGGTGATGTTGATCCATTCGGAATTAGCAGCACTTCCATCTTTCCGCCTAGCGCGGAGTCAGTCATGTTCTCAGTGGCTGAAACCCTAATGGTTGCCGACGGGCTTGACCCGTATCCAGTTGCCCCGTATCCGAACGCAGCAACTTCGGCCATGATGTCACCAGATTGTGTTGCGGTTGGCGAGGCGGCTGTCCCGCGAGATACTCGAGAGACAAGCTTGCCGTGTATAGATGTTCCATGGGCATCAAGAACAATTGTCGTATCTTGACCGTCAGCGCTCACCGCTTGGATTCTTGTCTCTGAGGTAAGCCCACCAAGACCTTGTGGGGATCCTGCGTTGTTGTCAATTGTGACAGTGCCAGTCAAAACCGCGTTTGCAGCATTTGGATACGGCGGCGTTAGCCAGCTGAGTCCAGTTGCCTCACCGGAGTCCGCTACAAGGAGTTGCCCGTTTGATCCAACTGAGCGAACAGATAGCGTGTCATTTGCCGTACCTGCGAGAATATCGCCTTTTGCATTAATGATAGTCGGCTGCACTGCCGTAGTTGCAAGCCCATTTGCCGCATAGGCGATATCGTAGGTTGTCTTTACAGCGAGCGGGGTTGCCGCCTCTGTTTCCGATATGCTGCTCGTTGAATTGCTAAACTGAACAGCAACACCTGTGCCATCAATTGTAAGTCCAGTTCCAGTATCAACTGAGACAACTAGCCCACTGACCGTAATTCCGCTTCCAGCAATAACGCCAGTGTATTGGTACCAGTCTAAATCACTTGTGCCAATTTGATGCACTCCAGAGGTTGGCCCTTCTGAAATCAGAACAAATCCAGTCAGGTCATTGGTTGCACCATAGATACAAAAGACAGCATCGCCAGAAGAAACCTGTCCTGCGACATGATTATCCGAGTCTGCGGAGCGAGTAAGAACCCAATAAGTAGAACCGTTCCCTGCCTCTGTAATGTCATAGATTCCATTATGGACAGCATTTGCCTGGTCTTTTACTAGAATCCTGAATCCTTCGTTGCTGTTTGTCATGGTTACTCCATCAATGACGAGAGCACCATACGTTGTTGCAGTCAGCGTTGCGCCAACACCATAACCGCCGGACGCGTCTGCAGTTCCCGCAGCGTAAGCGGGGCTGTTTGGGAGCGCTGCTGCGGTTGCGTAGCTAACAGCCCCGTGCCAGTTCATTTGCGGAGCATATGCGTCTACGTATGCCCTAGTAGCAATGATTGAAGTGTCTACTGCAACCGCATTAGACGTGACGTTAATTCCAGTTCCACCAACGACATCCAGAGTCGCTGATCCGCTAGAGGCTCCTCCGGTAAGTCCGTCTCCAGCGATAACAGCCGTTATGTCAGCGTCTGACCCACTGGGCGTGGTGACATCAACCCAGTTTCCTCCAGAGCGAACGTATATGCGCTTACCCATTATTCACCCACCAGAGCTGTAATCTCTGCCTCAGTCAAGCCAAGAGCGGTCAGTTTTTCGCGCGCGCTGACCCTGTTAAGCTCTGAGCTCAACGAAACAGCAGGCTCTGGGGCGATCCATTCATCGCCATCTTTTTTCCAACCGATGCTTACGCCATCCGGGGCAATGATCATAGTCATTCCTTCAGGCGCAGTCCATTCAGACTCCTCGTCCCATACAATGATATTCTCTACAATATTCTGGTTGTTAATAATTAAAAATTTAGTCATTATTTACCTCACCAAGAAATCACTATGCAATATCCATCTCCGCCAGTCCCACCAGTGGCACCAGAACTGCCGGCATATCCACCAGCACCCCCACCGCCACCACGGAAACCGTTTCCACCAGCACCTGGCGTCGTGGTGGACGATCCACCACCTCCGCCATCTCCAAAACCAGTTGCATTTGATCCTGCGGCTCCAGCAGTTGCTCCACCACCAGCGGCTCCTGCACCAAGTGCGCTAGACTTTGCAAACCCAGCACCACCAGCCCCGCCGCCAGCCGCACCACTACCTGTTGAGGATGAGTTTCCCCCAGCAGCGGGTCCATAGTAATTTGGAATCTGACCAGTTACGTTATTGGAGTTTCTTGCTGCACCCGCTGTAATAGTGGTTAGAAGTGAAGTTGTAGTAGCTGAAGTGCTGACAAGCACACCGCCAAGGCTAATCTGCGACACGGCATCTGTGTTGCCAGCGTTCTTTGCCCCACCCCTTCCACCAAGGGCAACAAGAAGAGATCCGAAAGATGTTTGTCCTCCATCATTTCCATTTGCCTGGTTTCCACCTGTCCCCCCAGCACCAATAGTTACTGAGTAAGATGATGATGGAAGGTCTGCTGCAGCAAACATTCTAGTTGAGACCAAACCGCCTGAACCTCCATTTGCCATTCCGGCACCGCCCTCCCTTCCTGCACCGCCACCACCGGCACCAACAACCATCACATATGCTGCTGACATTCCCGCTGGCTTTGTCCACGTTCCGCTTCCAGTGAACTCTTGCACATCTACAGCGGCTGATGCCACAGCCCATTTAATTCCAAACGCCGCTGCGGAGTCTGCCGTGAGCACATATCCATTCGTTCCGACCTCAAGCCTGCCGAGGGTATCTGCTGCAGAAGCGACGATGAGGTCACCCTTTGCATCTACGAGTGACTTGGCAATCGCACCGTTGGCAAGGTCGTATGCTGACTTGACCGCAGTTGCGCTTGCCGCAACCGTGCTCGATGTGGTGCTTGTTGAGTCGGTGATTGAGGTGACCGATGCAACCTCGTCATCGGAGTCAATCCAGATGTCGCCATCGTTTGGGCTTACTGGAGCATCAGATTGGTAATAAACGCCAGATCCGCCAGCACCAGAGCCGACCTCAACCCATGCCGCCCCCGTATACACGTAGATCTTGTCATCTGACGTGTTGTAGTAGAGGTCGGCTTCCGCCGGGGACGCAGGGGCGCTGCTGTACCGCGGAAGATTTAGTTTGTTAAGTAGCTTTGGCATCGGGCCCTCCTAGCGGGGGTTTACCCGATTATAACAACCCTGTACTGGTTGCTGGTTGGGGCCTGAGCAAAGTCCAGAACAACGGTGCCGTTTGGTGTTCCCGTGGTCAAGCCGACAGTGATGTCTGGGTAGACCTGCTCACCGTTGGAGACCTGGAACACCTGAGCGGTAACCCAAATGTTTCCAAGACCGTGAGACACGGTGATCGTCGTGGCGCTTCCGTCTCCAACAGTGGCGGTGTACTTAGACGTTCCGCCAAGGGCCGCGAGGGCTGAGGAGGCTGTCGTCGCGCCAGTACCACCGTTTGCGATGGCAAGTGCGCCTGTAACCGCCGCGCTCTGCGCGAGGTTGATTGCGCCAAATGCTGGGGCTCCACCGGCTCCTGGGATTCGGAAGACCTGATCAGCAGATCCTGCAGCGGTCTGTGTAATCCCGCTTGTGCCGTTACCGAGCAGTACGCCGTTGCTGGTGAGTGTTGACTGACCAGTACCACCGTTGGCAACTGGCAGTGTGCCAGTGACTTCGGTGGTCAGCGATACGGTGCTTGCGGTCGTAAGTGCATCAGTGCCGCCAGAGGACTTGACGAATCCTGCGGTGAACGTTGCAGCGCCCGTACCACCACGAGCAACACCAAGAGTGCCGCTTGTGAGCTTGTCGGTGCTGTGGTTTGGAAGATCTGAAGCGACAAGTGAGCGGAATGACGGGGCAAGAGGACCACCAGTTGATGGACCAGCGAAGACTAGATTGTCAGCAACGCTGCTTGCACCAGTACCACCGTTTGCAATCGCGAGTGTTCCGCTGACGGTGTCTGTTCCAAGCTCAACGGAGCCAGCCGCCATCTTTGCGGATGTAATGCCGTTGTCCTTGACTTCAATCTGATTGCTGCCGTTGATGCCGATTGTGCTGTTATCGTACTTGACATCAAACTCAGATCCCGTAAGCGAAAGCGCGTCGCCAGCGGTGAATGTTCCACCACCGGAGAATTGCGTGAAGGCAAGTGGGGTCGTCCCGATGGTGATTGTCCCGGTTGTAGTAAGAACCCAACCAGTTCCACCGTTGACAGTACCGTACTCAACAAAAGTGAATGCTCCAGTATCAACCGCAGGCGTCCCATCAAAGTCATCGGCTCGCGACCATGTGCTTGAACCAGAGACGTAGATACCATTCTCTGAGGCAGTGCTCTGGTTCTTGACGAGGACTCGTTGACCAGCTTCAATAGTGTGTCCGTCAATTGTGAGCAGACCGCTGAGGGAGGCAAGGTTTGCAGTCGTTGCAACATGCACTGATTCCTTGACATCAAGACCCTGGGCTACTGAATCAACATACGCCTTGGTCGCAGCATCAGTTGCATTGGTGGTCGTTCCGCTGAGGATGACCATGCGTGCATCAATATCTCGAGCGGCGAAGTCTCCATCGGCATCTCGCTTGACCAGCGTGCTAGCGGTATTGTTATCGGTTGCGCCATTGACAAGGTTGTAATGGGCGGACGACATTGAGCCAGCGCTGTCGCTGTCTGCGGCATCAATGCTAATCGTTGCAACGCCACCGGAAACGCTAACCTGAATCGGCGCGGTTCCCTGAAGACCATCAATTGATCCAACCGACTCCCAGAGGGAGCCGTTGTAAACCATGAGGCCGACTGGGCCGTCATTGATATCTGAGTTGTAGTAAATCTGACCCGTAACCGGCGACGATGGTGGGGTGGCAAGAACCTGAACGGCTGCATTGCGCAGCTCATTCTTCTGTAGGTCTAGGAAGCTGCTAAGCGTTAGACTCGTCAGGACCTTCACGGGCGTCTCCTCAGTTTAGGTATGCATAGCCGCTAAAGGCGGCGGCAAAGGTTACTGTAACCTGATTGTCGGAATCGTACAATACTTCCCCGATCTGGACATTACCCCCACTATCTACAATTGTCACCGAGGGCTTGCAGTTCAGGTTGTGGGTGATCGTCCAGGTGGCCGAGGCGGCTGCTTGGCTGTGGGTATAGGTTCCATGGGGGTTTCCAGCCGCCCCGCTTGAGACCGTCAGGTCGTTGGCGGCAGGGCTGGTTACGGATACGTTGCGGTTGACCTGCGTAACGCTTACTGGGCTCATCGTGTTACCTCCGCAGATACCTCAAAATCGCCGCCAAGAAGCTTGGTAACCGCCCCAGCGCCACTAATGATCTCAAGATCATATACATAAGATCCAGGCGGTATGGTTGAGAGCGCCGCAGCCGTAATGGCTAAGTCAATAACCCCGCTAGCGCCGGTAATGGTCATTCCGCTGGTATTGGTGAATGTCATAACTGGGGTTGCGGAGCCAGCAAACTTCCTCACCTGCATCCTCGATGTGTACCCGGTCAGGTTTACTGCGTTACCGGCATCGTTTGTGTAGGTGATGGTTGTAGCGTAATCGCTACCCTGCTCAACGGACATGTCATAGGTGGAAAGTGCCATGCCGCGATTATAGCCTGAGAGAACCGCCTACTCTATGGGCTTCTTTTCTACGGAGCTCTTGAGCGGGAGGGGGCTTATTGGGCGCAGGGGGCATGATATATCCCAGCATCTGGCAGTGATATCATCCACCCTCTTACCCACGCAAGAATAGCAAAACTTTGCCACCGACTTACGATGCTGGTAGAGGGCGCCCAAATCTTCGGTTGAGAGCACGCTGTTGATGGCGTGTATTCGTGCCCAAGCAATGTCGTCGTCTGTCGGGATAACCCCGCCATAGAAACGCTCCTTTGCCCAGTACGGCTTTTTGCTTCTTGCTTTACCAGCAGCAATAAACACTGCATTCAAACTGACCCCAGCTTGGCTGGCCCAAGCCATGCAGGCCTCTTGGAAACGCTTGGTTTCTGGGCAGTCATTTTTACGTGGCCATTTTCGTCTTGGCATAAGAGAATTCTAGGCGATGCGCAAATTTCTTGCAACTTGCCGTCAAGGGCAGATTATATGGTATAGTGAAGATATGGCACAAATTGGAAGACGCACCAAAGATGCGCAGGCACAGCTTGAGAAAGACATTAACACCCTGCATTTCAGTGGGGTAAGCGCCAGTGAGATTGCACTCAGGCTTGACCTAAAACCAGATACAGTTAAGAAATACATTGCCAAAATGCGTAAGCAGGCCCTTGAGGATGCGATTGGGCCAGTTGACAGCAAGATTGAGCTCATTGAGCGGGCAAATAGGATTGCAAAAGCAGCTGCTGGCGGTCATGCCTCCGCAAGGGAAAACTCTTATAGCGGTCAAGTGGCATTTCTCAAGCTTCAACTTGAGGTCATAGATCGCCTTGCCAAGCTCACTGGTGCATATGAAGCATCTAAGGTTGAGCTTACCGGACCAAATGGCGGTGCCCTGCAAATGCAACTCGTTGACCATGCAATTGATGGACTTAGCGCCGACGATCTTGCCAAGCGGCTAAGAAACTGGGCCGACGCTCTAGAGGAGGGAACCGATGGACAGCAAGCAGTACCGACTGTGGCTGAGGGAACAAGCGAAAACGTCTGACGCCGCCTTTGCGGAATACGTCAGCAACCTTGTATTTCCAAAACATCTCAGGGAGATGGAGCGCTTCCTAGACAAGAACGACCGCGCGCTTGTGCTCATGCCCCGAGGCCATGCCAAGACCACCCAGCTTATCCATCGAGTTGCCCGCCTCATCGGTGTGAGTCAAGGAAAAATACGGGTTGGAATTCTAACGTCCGTGCTGTCTGATGCCCTTGCCCGCTCGCGTGCCATTAAGGCAATTATTGAATCACCGCACTTTGCTGAGATCTTTGAGTGGGCGAGGGATGGGGTCGTCGGTCCTAAGTGGACAGATGAGGTATGGACAATCAAGGGGGCGAACATGGGCAAAGATGCAACATGCTTTGCTGACGGACTTGGATCAATCAAGCCGGGCGCTCGTTTGGACATCCTGATCGGCGACGACATGGTCGGCATGAAGGAGAATGCCACTGCGGTACAGCGACAAAAAGCTGCTGATACATACTGGCAGGTCGTTGACCCAATGCTTGTGCCAGGCGCAAAACGATGGTATATCGGAACTAGGTGGCACGAGGACGACTTTTATAACGACCTCAAAGAGAAAGGCACGCCTGTCATGCTTAGAAGGGCAGTAGAGGGTGAAAGCATCCTCTGGCCAGAAATGTACACCGTTGCTGACATGGAAAAGAAGCGCGAAGAGCTTGGAACGCCAATCTTCATGCTGCAGTTCCAGAACGACGTACAGGCAATGGGTGGAAACATTTTCCGATATGACCGATTTAAGTACGTTGATGCCGTTCCGGCTGGTGCTCGTCGTGTTGGGATTGACCTTGCGTCCTCTGCCTCAGAGCGCAGCGACTACACCTCGTGTGTTGAGGTTGTTGAAGATGCAGAGCACAACCTTTATGTGGTGGGTGCGTGGAGGGCGAGGCTTGCAGAAGGTCATCGTGACTGGTTAACGGGAATCAGTCGTGACGGTGATTTGGTCGCCGATGACGGGCCAAGGCTGCTTTGGCCACAATACCTAGTCCCAAACCCACCTGAGATCAACGATAGCGCAAGAAACCTTGAATCGGTAAACATTGAAGCGGTGCAGCATCAGAGCACATTTGTGCGCGAGGTTCTTGGGACCACCAATCTTCCTGCTCGGGCGGTTCGTCCCGATAAAGACAAGGTAACAAGGGCACGAGCGCTTGCCGCTCGATATGAGGCAGGGAAGGTGTACCACCTCAAAAGCGCACCCGGCATCAGGGATCTAGAGGTTGAAATGGCATCTTTCCCAAACGGGGAGCATGATGACCTTGTGGATGCCCTTGTCTATGCTGCTGACCTCAGTGGCAGCAGTTTCTACTTCACGGCAGCGAAGACGGGTAGTAGGTTCTAATTCCCAATCAGCAAGGAGTAGGCTGATTTCCCATTAAGACGTGCATCAATCAAATAAGGACGAGCTGCTGTTTGCATCATTTTATCAGCAGCTTGTCTTGTTGTAATTCCGTCTCGGCTTGCGATGAATGCAACTGCACCGCTGATTATTGCCGTTGTCATACTTGTCCCGCTCCACTGTACCCTGTCACCGTTTTTATCAACCCCGTCTACCGCTGTTCCTGGCGCCCAAATATCAACACAACTGCCGTAATTAGAGAATATTGACCGAAGATTTGTGTTATCGTACCCAGCCACCGTAATCGCCGCTGGAACCCGTGCGGGAGTTTTCTCGCAGGCATCGGTGCTCTCATTCCCAGCCGCCACTACAACTGGCATTCTTTCCGCAAGCGACGCAACTACAGCATCAACACTTGCTTTTGCCGGCCCCCCCAAGCTCATGTTGACCACTGATGTTTCTGGGTCTGCCATTTCTGCAACGATTTCAACTGCGGCAATAACATCTGCTGCTGTGCCAGACCCCTCGCAGTTGAGGGCTTTGACGCTTACAATATCAGCCGCTGGGGCCACCCCATATTCGGACCCCGCAGCAATACTTGCTACAACCGTGCCGTGACCGTTGCAGTCTTCCTCGCCAACACCGGTATCAATAACATAAATAGTGATTCCTTCCCCAGCATTTTCATTTGCAAGAGGTACTTTATCAAGTCGCCAGTGCACCTGATTTATCCTATCTAACGCCCATCCTTCTTTATATCCTTGTTTCCATGTTTTTACCGCTCTGAAATCTCGTTTTTGAGCGGGCTTGTTTTTAGCGATAACAGTATTTACTGATGATATAGAGATAATCACACTAGCTAATGCAGCAATGACAACCCTTACTTTTGATCCCATTTCTTAATAACCTTCACTTTCTTACATTTGTGGCACATGGCCTTCTTAAATCTTGGGTCAATTGTTCCCGGATAACCATCCATCACTTCATCGGAGATCTTTGATTCGCATTGCGTGCAGTGCCAGCCGTTGAGTGGTCGCCCACGGGAATCAACGACGAGATTCTTCGCGTCCGCCATCTTCCTGCTCCCTTTCATATTCCTCAACAATCTCAAGCGCTCGCTTGAGGCCAGCAATATACGCCAGCCGTGAAAAAAGTTCAACCTTGCCTCTCTGGCTAACGCCAATCCCCCGCAGTACAGGGGTGGTGTCCCCAGAGACGGCATGCTCAACGAGCTTGCGAAGACGTTCAGAGGCGCTCATCGGATACCCCGTCTGTTAATCCATCCAACGGAAGATGTCAATAGGTCGTTAAGGTCTAGTGAGGTTAGTACGACATCGTAGCGTGTCCCGTCAACAATCATCTCCATATCGCTCTCATAGTATGGATCTCCCTGTTGGGGTTCCGTGAGCGTAATCTTGCAGCCATCAACCCCATGCACCGCTGATGCAACCTCCATCATCTCCATGGCGATTGTTTTTAGATCTTCATTGTTGACAAGAGGGATTGTATGTGTGTTGCTAAGTGCAAATGACTTTGCTAGCCATGCTCCGGTTATTCGGTTGGCTGCGGGAGTCGGTTTGCGATATCGGTCAGAAAACCAATCCAGAACGTCGCTGTTCCTACGGCGTCGTCTGCCGTTTGGGCCAATCCGCTTTTTACGACTGTGTCTGTGACCTGATCCCATATCGCCCATCGGTAGCGTACCCCTTCTTCTGCTCGCTAGAGTTTCCAGATTTCATACCGCGCTGTGCTTCCCATCGGTTATACCCAATCGCCTCCATTGCTAATAGGATTCCATCTCGTAGACCACGATGATATGCATCGTCGCCTTCCTGCGCTTGTGCCCATGCTGTTGCTGAGTGCAACGCGCGCATTCCCTCTCGGATCGCGTCAATGCGAGCCTCTTTCCTTGCGGCTTTCAAAGCCTCAATGAACTGAGGATTCACTTCTTTGGACGCTCTGGCAGATCGCGCTCCATTGGTGCCCCCCATAGACCGCGCTGCAGCGCAACGGCGATCAGCGCATAGTTGGCAATATCAAGGAGTGTGTCTGCAAGAGATTCATATGTGCTTTCGTCAAGCGGGTCAAGGATAACTTGACCATCAACGATCTTGCCTTGCATGAACTTGCGCGCGCGGGCAATCTTGTCGTTGCCGATACGGCTAATAACTCCGTGCAGACCAAGCTGCTCAATGTTGGAATCACCGTACCGTGCTTGCTTTTCGCACAGCAACTCATATGCTTCGTTGTAAATCTTGGCGAACGTCTTCTCAAACGTCTGCTCGTCATCCTTGTAAATCGGATACTCCAAAGGCTCCATCAAGCCCCCCTTTCTATGAGCATCGTAGATCCTAGTGGCTAGGTTGTCAAAAGCGCCCTGCGAATACCTTCCTCAAGCGTGATTCGTGGCTTCCAGACGTGGAACGACAGGGTTGGGTCAGCCACCCGCCAGAACACACCAACTGGCTTGTCGGGATGAGTCTTGATCTCTGGCTTATAGCCAGCCTCTGAGCAGACCAGGTCCGCCAAGGCAAGGAATGATGTTGGTCGTCCGGTTCCAATGTTGAGCGGATCACGATAATCCTGCTCAATCGCCGCATTCACGGTTTCAACGATGTCGCTGATGTGAACGAAGTCGCGAGTCTGCAGACCATCACCCCAGACTTCAAACGGGTCCGCCTTGCGGCGTGCACGATCAATGAATGATGGGAACGGGTAGTCCAGCGCTTGATCCTCTCCGTATCCAGAGAACGGGCGGAAGATGTGGGTCTTGACCCCTTCGGCGGCCGCAAACTGAGCAAGGTACTCACCCGTGAGCTTTGACCATCCGTAGGTAAAGTCTGGACTTCGGACATCGTTGAGGTTGATCATGTGCTCCGAGAGTGATACGTGATCTTCCCGTGTCTGGAGCTCAATCGGGTAGGCGGCTGAAGATGAGAAGTACACAACTCGTCGCTGCTTTGTGCGGATCGCCCACTGCCACATTTCCGCGTCAATGGACAGGTCAACCGCTACTGAGAGTGGATCCCCCTCAATCTTGGCTCGTCCGCCAACGACAGCTGCAAGGTGGATCACAAGATCCCATTGGATATCGTCTTTTCTAAAGAAGTCCCTTGCATCCCGAGGCATGTCGGCAGTGATGTCAACCCCGAACACTTCATGACCAAGATCACGATAGTACTTCGTGAAGTGCCGACCGACGAATCCCTTGTGACCGGTAATTAGGATTTTCATGCGAGCACCTTGGCGACGTCTTCTGCCATCGCTGTAGAAACATAGAGCTCGTATGCTACTCGATCGCTTTCATAGACGTGTGGCGCATTGACTTCCTGATACTGAAGATCGTTGACCGCCTTTCCGGCAAGGTAGTGAAGGTGCTCAACAATGACATCGTCTCGGTACTGTAGGTTTCCAATGGCATCACCAAAATCTCGCCAAAAGTTGTCCATATACATATGGACGAGCGTTGGCGGAACCATGTATCCAATGCGGCGCACGATGCTGGAAGAGAGAACAACTGCTGTCGGCAGGTTCTTTCCCTGCAGGAGATCGTTGCCGTAGGCTACGCCGGGCTTGTCTCCAATGGCATCGCAGAGCTGCTGGTCCCACCCCTGCGTGCGCGGTCGGTGATCGTCGCCAATAAATCCAAGGAAGTCGTACTGATCGGCATACTTCTTCGCGAGAAAGTTGAGTGTGCCGCCCATGCGCATACGCGGGTTAATCTCCGCCTTTGCGAGCACCTCTGGCGAATAGACACTTTTATCGTCGTCATCTAGGCCAAAGAGAATGTCAGAGCAGACTGACTTTTCCGTAAACTCTTTCAAGACCTCGTCACATGACTTTGGTCGCTTGCGGCTTGGAACGATCAGGAGCATGCGGCTCATGAAACACCCACTTTCTTGGCAATCAGCCAACTCACCTCATCATCGGAAAGCCGGATAAACACATCCTCCCCATCGGCGATGGTGACGGCATACGGCTCTGCGTCATCTGGGCGACGCTGGTCAAGGCTGATTGACACAGGAAAGGATTGAGCGTACAAAAAGTACACTGCCCATACCCGGTCTGTTGGAGCCCCTCCCCGATCTGTCATAACAAAAGCATACACCATTGGGAATGGTCTATGATGTTCGGGACCGCTGGGTTTATCCTTTCTCCCAGCGGTCACTACTTTTTCAGTAGGTCGGCAATCCCTGTGACTGGATCTGGGTTGATTGGCTGAGCAAACTTCTCCTCAGCCTCCGCATCGTGGCTCTCGTGGTCGTCATTTTCATTGCGGATCAACAGGTCTTCTCGTGCATCCCAGATCGCCTTGGCGAGGCACTCATGACGACGGTAGACGATGGTCTGATAGGTGTCAGAGTGGGGAACCACGCCGTACTCGTTCGGCTCTGGCCACTGGTGCTGGGGTAGGTCTTTCACGATGGCAATCCCCCATACCCCTTCTGGGCTGCGCTCAATCAGCCAGATGCGTTGGTACGCCCGGAGATCGCGATCAAGCAGTTCCAACTGCTCATCAATGGAATAGTTACCAAAATGAACCACAGGGCCTGTCATCTTTTCCTCCTAGTAGTAGTCTGAGCACGAAGCGAAATACCCGCACTCGCAGACTAGTTTACAGCGTCGCTCATCCATTTTGGCACCGCAGTTGGCGCACGTCAAGATGACCTCCTCGGGGTCCGGCTGAACCTCCTCTGGTATTGACACTTGCTTATCTTGGTCCATACTACTCCTTATGAAGCGCAGAAAAGCATTTCGGGTACCAGAAGAACATCGAGGGGAGCCACCAGCTTCTCGCGATGATGTTCGCCTGCGCTGGGTCAGCGATGGCTGGCTGTGGGGCCCGATCTGCCCGCAAGACCACCTCCACGGCGGATTGATTGACCTTCAAGGGTCCTCCAAGTGGTATTGCCGACATCAGGGGCACATGGGGCGCGGGGTATACACCGAAGATCAGTTGATAGACATTGAGTGGGGGCGACTCACTTCCGTCGCACAATCCCAAGAAATATCGCCACTCCAGTCAGAAGAGCACCTACCGTAATCGCTACTCCGACGGAAACGGTAATTGCCACGGTTGCGATTGTGTTCACAACAAACCACAGCAGGTCACGAAGTCTTTTCATTGATCCTCGGCATCGTTTCCCTTAATCCCTCAATCGCTGCCATTAACGACCAGGCAACAGCGTTATCGTGGCCAGACTCTTCTCGGATGGAACGAACGGTTCCCATAAGCCCAGCGATGATCGCCTCAGCCTCATCACGAGTAGACACACGCCCAGTCGCCCTTCCGAGCTCAAGCATTTCCTCCCGTGTTGGTCCTGACATCAGATCCCAAACGCCTGCGCGATAAGGAAAATCCCAAAGACAAGGAACACCCCAAGGACGAAATTGACGTAATTTCCTAGGACGTTTGTGCTTTGAGTGCTTGGCGTGACGCCGTACTCAAAGTATGTCTTCGTCACGACCCTCTTCGCTGAGAGCTTCCGTGGTTTTGCGCTCATTTGTCGCCTCCAGTGGACTCAATAGGAATCTCGCCGGTACCGTGTCCACATACGGCGAGACCTGCACCCTTTCGGTGCCAAGCTCAAAGTGCTGAGAGATTCTCTCCCAGAACTTCTCGTTTTCATTCCAGTTTCGTAGCCAGAACCATCCATCCGGTGCAGGCCTGTCTGGAATGCGCACTGACAATCGGGCAAACGCTGCCCCCATATGATCTGTCACGATCATTGTGTCTCGGTCTTGGGTGAACTTGTAGTTCTCACCGTCAACCTCAATCCATCGTTCTCGTATATGCCACTTTCCAGTCATCTCTTTTAGATACTCCAAAGAGTTGCTCACCTGCATCCACTCCTTACGCCGACCCAGTTTGCTGGTGGCGGGAAGTCGCTAGGATACCACGGCATTGCTTCTGGCGGCCAGCACGGGATCCATGTCCATGAGTCACGCTCAACACAAGACTCAACATAGCCTACCAGCGTTCCATCTTCATCGTAATAAATTGGTCGCGTTGTGCAGACTGAGGTCTTGATGAATGGCTCTGTTCCCCTTGACGCAATCTCAGCGGCAAGCCACGCTCGGTCTTGAGCCTCTTGTGTTTCCGCCCATTCCTGGATCTCCTCCGAAGTCCTGCGAGAGAACCATGTGTCTTGAAGGACTTCATCCGGAGTCGGTGTTGGGACTGAGATTGGATCCGGAGTTATCTCTGGGGTTGCCGTCGGGCTTGGCGTTGGATCAGGCGTGGGCTCTGGCGTAGGTTCTAGGGTTGGTTCTGGCGCGGGCTCTTCTAGGGCAATGCTGGTCGGCTCTGGTGATGCTCCTTCATCCATGCCGTATGTCCTGTTTGCCGCAAGCGCAAGAAACGGTAAAAGAACAGCGACCGAAAGCAGGGCAAAGACGAAAGCTCGTGCTAGACCTGTAGTATTCATGGTCTTACAAACTACTTGCCACGATGTTGTCGCCTAAGATTGTAAATTTGTTATATCTACTTTTCTTGAGGGTGTTAATAAGGTTGTCTCTGCGAACCTTGTCATCTTGCCAAGCTTCTAGCAAAATCATCGGGTGGCTTGCTGCAATGGTTTGCTTGGCCCCATCAAGAACTTCCCCCTCCATACCCTCAACATCAATCTTTATCATTTTTACGTTTGCAAAATTGTAACTATCAATTGCAGCGATCTTGACCTCTATTGCTCTTTCTGCTGGAATATAGTAAGAGTCAATATTGGTCGTGCATTTATTGGCTCCAGGGTTCGTAGCCAAGCGGTAATCTACCTTGTGGCAAGTTGCTGTTCCGGACGCGGATCCAACCCCCAGTTCATAGGCATAAAGATTTTCAAGGTGGTTGATTGCAGCGTTTCCGCATAGCTCATAAAACAGTTGTTTTTGTGGCTCCCACGCGTGAACTACTGCCCATGGGTATTGTTTTGCAGCCCAGATACCAAACCCGCCATAGTGGGCTCCAATGTCTAGGATTAAGTCACCATTGCCAATTGAAGGGCTGTACCGCTCAAAAATTTCTGCTGCCGATATTTTCCCGACACGAATGAGCTCTGCTTTGGTGATTACGTCCTCTCGGCAAATCAGGTATTTAACATCATTTTCCCCAGTGAATATTTCAGGATATTCCCAAGGATCACTCACGACCTGATCATCCCCACAGCAAACGAGAAGATGGTCACGAGCATAAAGCAGAGCCCTACAACCCCAAACCAGTACCACGTATCAAATCCCCTCATCGGAGCAGGTACTCCGCCAGCATGTATCCAAGGGTGATACCAACTACGCCTAGGACTCCTTGGATGTTTGGGGGCGCTGGGACGTATGCCCCCAGCCCGGCAAAGATGAACCCTACTGCTCCCCCGATGAGTAGTGGAATGATGTAATCCATTGTGACTCCCTTTCTAATCGCCAACGAGCCTCAGGCTAGGCCCGAAGACTCGCGAAGCGAGGCTGAGCCGTGAGGTGAGGGTCGTGGTGCCGTGAGGCAGGCGCCAAAAGCACCCCGCCCTCTCCTACGGTCTATAGAGACTACTTACCGCGAGACTTACCGCCCTTAGCGACAGTCTTACGGACGACAGGCTTCCCCTTTGGAGCTGCCTTCTTCACGGACGGTGTAAGCACCGCCTTCTTGGTCTGAACCTTCTTCTTACCGAAGAGCTTCTCTAGTGCGGACATGTGTCCTCCAAACATTGTGCTCGGATTGACGAGCAGGTGTGCATTATACGCCTTTGAAAGCGTGCGTCAAGCCCTGATACTGAGAAGCGCAGCAAGTGACGCAGCATATCGGTTGCTGAGCACGAATGAGTAAAAGGTATGACTGGTACAGAGGTGGGTGGTTGCTGAGTTCACGGCGAGATCGAGAAGTGAGTGAGAAATGGGTGGGTGCTGCGGAGGCGGCGAAAACACCTGCCATATAGACAGACCGACGTCAATTTTTTCCAGACCCCCAATCTTCCCCCTATTCCCAGCCAATCTGAGCACAAAAGTGTCAACACTTGGCACCAATTTTCAGGGGTTTTGCCACCTCTTTACATAGATTCTTCGGTTATTGCATTCACTGTAACAATCCACCACACTGCACCAAGCATGTTGGGTTCCGATTCCTAGTATGCCGAGCGCCCGCACTCCGACATGGCGGGATAAGGGTACGGCGTGCTGGCCCATCGGACGCCAGCTCGTGCGATAGGTGATCCTCCCCACCTCCGCACTGGTCGTACCCGGACTATGGGGAGAGTTATGGAGGAACAGGTATGGCAGGGAAAACGGCAGTCAAGAAAGAGAAAGCAAAGCCAGTCCTCACCAGGCGCGTCTGCGCCAAGTGTGGTGACCGGATGATGTCAGACAAGGTGACCACCGTCTTGGTGCTAGGCTTTGAGGGAGCGAAGCGATCGAGTAGCTTCTTCCACCGACACAAGGGGTGTGAGTGATTTACGGGGTTTTGTTCCTAGCAGTTATTTTCGCTGTTATTTGGTATCTCGCCGAGACTGAGCGATAGATGGAAGTTATTCTGGTTGCTATTGGGCTCTGCCTGATGGCAGTTATGATGAGCCGATAATGCTCACCACCATCTGCATCATCTTCCTAGTGTTATGCGCCGCGCTTTTCGCAGATAAGGAAGAGAAGTAGCACCTGGGTCAACCCGTGCACGGGCAGCGCGAAGCTTAGGCCGCAGATTCGCTTGCCCTGTAAAGGGGGTACCTAACCAGGGCGGAAGACCTCAGACCCAGTGTGCTGGGGTTATTCTAGATGAGTAATAGCACCCCGGTCAACCCCCCGATTCGTTGGGGCAGCGCTAACGCTTAGGCCCGTGTTAGTTGGGCTCACGTAAACAACCAACCGAGGTTGGCCCAAAAGGAGGGAGCCCCGAACCTTCAGACCGGGTGTGCTGGGGTCATGATACCAGAAGCAGGTACTTAGAAGAACCCGTCCTGTTGTAGCCCCTCGATGCGCTGGCGCTCATCCTCAGCAACGCGACGCTGGCGCTCAAGGTCCTTCTGGTAGTCCTCATAGGATTCGTAGTGATAAAGCTCCCAGATCTCCTTTGGCTTCAGGGTCTTATACCCGGTATCGCCTGGTCGCTTGCGATCCCACTTCTCGCGCTTCTTCTCAACCTGCTCTTTGATCGCAATGCCAACGTTGATATCGCTGATGCAGTTATGGCAGATGAGAAATGTTGGTGTGCCGTTCTTGTCTTCCTGCTCAAACACAGGACCAAGTTCTTGGCAGTAGTTGCACATCCCGAGCTTCTTGGAATCGCTCATTTGTCCCTCCCTTTCATCAGGCCCGTCACCCGTCGTCCGTCGCCGTCGCACCCTACCCCCCCGCAGAGAATCTGCATCCTAGCACACCGTTTTGGCGTTTGCAACTCCTGCAGTTACGCACAGAGTTTAATACAAACACGCACGGCGCCTTTTATTGTCAACTAGGTATATAGGCCCTGAACCCTGAGTCCCGAGCCAGAGCACCCCTATCCCCCCCCTCCTTAAAGGTTCCCCCCCCTTTCCCCTTTTTGTGCTCGATTCGGTGCTGGCAGTTATGCCTGGCAGTTATTCCTTGCAGTTATTTCTC